TAGATCGTATCTAGGGCTGCGCCTCTGGTTGCGGTTGAAGCAAGCTGGTACACGGGGCGATTGGGACTACGGGAGTCTAGGCGATTTGAATCTGTGATGGAGTAGGGAGTTTTCCCAGGCCCATCTTGATATCCATTGAAAAAGTGGCGGCGTTTCGAGCCCTTGTTCCTACCACCCAGCCGAAGCACCAGTCCACCATCTAGGGCAGCCCTGAGACTCACATTTTCTGCTCCGGTCTTTGCACTAAGATTTCCTGCATCTCCTGGAGTCAGTTTTACCCCACTGGCCCAATGACCAAGTTGATTTTTAGACTGAGTGCCCCAATACTGAAGAGAGCGGTCTGTAATCATGTCCTTCTTTCCGCGAATCTGTGTCTGTGAGACACGACGAAAATTAGGAATGGAGGCATCATCCGCTCCGAGACGCAATACAGCCCCGCCAGTCGTCTGGATATCAAGACTCTCTTCCTCATCACGATTCTTACCCAGCACCAACTTGACCGAACCAGTGAAATTGCCTTCAAGGGAACGACCCGCGCCATGAGGATGTTCATATTTCCCAGAATCCCAGACAATGTTTTCCTTCGGAAGGGTTGAGCCAATCTCAAATAGGGCCATCCCCTCTTTGGTAACTTCAAAACGAGTTGTGTTGTATTCGTAGGGGAATCTGAGAGACCATGCGGAGGCGGCTAGACGGGCCTCAGACTGGTCGGGAAGTTTTGTGACCGCAGAATAACCAGACATCGTGTCAGCAGCGAAGCGGCCTGCTGTGGTGAGTGGAAACACCATTGGCTTGAGCACCTTACCATAGGTTGTCGCATCAAACATGTTGGACCCAACAAGGGTGCCCTCAGCTTTTTCAATAATCCATCCACGACGACGAGGGGTAGGACCATCATTCAAAGCGGGGCCAACTCCAGGATTCTCAGCGGGGTTGTTCGGGTGATCCCATGGCTGAGCAAAAGGCCATGCCTGATCCTCAACATACATGTTTTCATTTGAAGAAGCCCCCTCTGACTCATCAATCATGGCAGTTCGGTTCCACCAATTCTGGCTATCGGTGGGTGAAGAAGGATCAGGGAAGGGCTGAACCGTTCCCAGGATCTTATCCCACATATCCGTTTCATAAATCTCGTGAGGGACGGGGTAATCCAGCCCAAATTCTTGAATTTTTTCTACATGCTCCACAAAGGGGATCATATCCTGAATCAAGAGGTCATTTTGGCCAAAATAACGGGCTGACCAATCTGTAACGGTCGGGTTTAGATAGAGCACCCACTCTTTTGACCCATCTGGGAGAATGTGAGGAGTGATATCGGAGGAGTTGGCCTGGGGACGATGAACAAAGCCTTCATATTTTAGTGCAGTATCGGTTCTGATGATCTGCCGACCTGTGCTGGATGTGCGGGTACGGCGGAAGGGGTCAAGCTGATCTCGACTCAAATCCATAGCAGCCTGATCCCAGCCATTAGCAAATTTTGCCGTATACCCATCCGTCTTAGCAATCGTGTGCTGCCCCGGATAGGCTTTCCGATAGACCCCACGGGTTCGATCAGTCCACTCCCCTAGAGGCTTACTCGCACCTGACAGTGAACGTTGGGACACCGCATCCTGGGAGGTTGTGGTAGCGGATAGCAAATAACAAATAATGATGTGCTGAGAGTAGCCTTTGTTCCACTCCAAAGTGGCGGCCAAGCAGGCAGTGCCCTCTTCCGGCATATCAATATCGGTCCCCTCCACAGAGGACGAATTCGCTGGGAACGCCACTACATCCTGGTAGATTTGGTTATGCCGCTTGTCACGAATAGCTACAACTTTACGCTCATAATCCACTCTAACCACTTCAGCGGGGAATACCTGATATTGCTCATCCAACCGAGAAGACTCAGAGAGAACTGGGGTATCGGGCCTTCGAGTGAAACTTTTTATATCCATATTTTACCCACCACCACTTATTATCTGACCAATGTTTGTTAGAGTCTGCCCCAAAGTATCCCCTGTATATGTAGCATTTGTGCCGGTCGTATAGGCTGGATTCTGGGTTGCGCCGGTAGGTCTCAGACCTAGAATTGCTCCGTATGGGGATCTAGTGAAGGTGGCACCCATACTAAGTAATACTCCACTTAATGGGCCATTGGGTGGAGCATACCCGCCAATATCAGTATTTTGAGGCAGGGTGGAAACTGCATATGGCCCAACATTGTTGCTATTAGTAGGGCCAATATATCCCTGTAGAAATACTTGAAGAGCGTCCACGGAGGAGGAGAAAGTGTCCAAGCCAGAGGTGGATGACGATTGAGAGACGGAGGAGATAGCCCCAGAGGATCCAGAAACGGCCCCAGAGGCAGAATTATTAGGGTTAGACCAATCTGGTATGGCAAAACTAGTCTCCGTAACCCCCATATCACTGGAAGAATATGCCAGTTCAAAGTAAGGGACATTGGTCTTATCAAACTTTTGGAAGGGGAAGGTGGAGGTGATGAGGGTATCCCCTTTTGGTAAGTTTGAACGATTTGAGGAAGGAGGCGCAATATTAGCTAGTTGAGTGGCTGCATCTGAAGAGTTAAGGTGGGTGGTTAAACCAGCGGTCAGGAACGCTGAAACAGTGGTGTTTGAAATTGGACTAGAGGTGGCGGCACTGGCAGGTTCTGGCCAAGCATCCCGTGTAAAGGTAACTAGGGCATCCGTGAGGGTGGCATAACGACCCCATGGAAGCGGGGAAACCACTTCGTATCCCTTTTCATTCGTATAGGGCTGGACCATGGTTGTGCGGTCCAGGTAATGACCATCTACTATTTTGGGAACTGAGAATTTGGTGCCGGTGCTGCTGTCCAAACCGCCATTATACCAAGTATTGGTCCCATCTGGGGCAGAATCTCCATTAGTGAAGGGGACGGCAGGACCATCTGTTCCATTGGCCCCACTGGTGCCGTCATTCTGTATCCTCCAAGTGGGAACATTAGACATAGCTGGCATATCAGTCCAGGTTTCGTAAATGCTCCCCAATTTTTGAGCAAGGTAGGTATTCACCGTTAGTTGGTCTGCACTAGGGGTGCCACTCGGTGTCAGAGGAACTGAGGAGATCAACCCAACTTCATTAAGCGTCCCACCATTTGAAGTAGTAGGGGGCTGTGCGGAGGCTGTGGTGAAGGCATGAACCAGATTAGGCTGGGCCGCAAATACTTGAACTGTAAGAGGGACTTGTTGCCCATTTACAATTTGTGTGATATTTTGATTTTGAAGGAATAGTGGGCGTTTTCTGGCAAAATTGCAAGTTAAACTGGTTGTGGCCTGACCCCCAACGTTATAACTCATAGCGATGCCAGTAATATAAGCGTACATATCTCGATGAGGGATATAGATTGTAAACCCAAGTCGAATTTCAGGACGGAGGGGGATAGAAACCGAGTATGTAGTGAAGCCCATATTGGCCTTGGCTAGCTCTGCGGCACAAAATCCATAAGTGGCCCTCAGATCTCCATGTAGGAACCCACAATACTTAGCTGGCTCCTGACGAACTCCGAATTTCCTCACTAAATTAACATCAGTGAACCTTGTCACCTTGGTCAGATCAGTGGGGGCGGCAATCTGAAGCCCTGATGGGTCAGCAAAATTGAGTGAGATAGACATGGAGGTCTTTCTAATCGCAGATTCATCCTCCAAGTAATCTTCAGATAAGATTTCCGCCATATTGATAACGTAAGGATTTGTAGCAGGGCTCAAATTTTCCCCAGATACATTTCCAGTTTGAGCAGCAGTAGTAGTGCTATTGCTGATAATTGTGCAATCAAGGTTGTACAAAGGGGGCTTTATAATAATCAGACCGTCAACATCCTGATAACCCTCAAAACCCATAATCTCCACAAGATAGCGAACTCTCTCTAACCTGGAGACTAGCTGATTTCCAAATAACTTGATTCCTGAGATTGCCATGTCAAAACTGTATTCATTCAGCAGGCCAATTATGGCGGCATTCTCTTTGCTCATTTCAGTTTGTGAAATAAGCGGAGTAGGGGCGGCTCCAGACTGGCTGGCGATCACGGAATTTTGTTGAGCAGCGGTCGCACCTGTAGTGACGGGAGATGAAATGGATTTATTATTGGAAGACCAACCAAATAGTCGGACATCCCTACACAGATCTTGGAGTCTTGCGGCCCATTTGGAAGCATATTCATTTTGAATGACCAGTTTATCCCTGTCATCTTCCATGAAAGTTTGCTGGAATGCCTCTTGCAGGAATTCACTGAAATCCACATCTCTATGAAAGGTGTCGTACAGAGCCCCGTAGACGTTCAGGTACGCCTGATTGGTCCTAAACACCGTAACTAGGGAACTTGAATCTGAAATGAGGGCCTTACTTAGTTCGATTTGGGTCATTTCAAGAAGGCGGCAAATCCCTACAATCCCTATTGTGATTTCCAAACTAGTCGGGGTTTCGTTTAGACCTACTGACTTGATCAAGCCATTGAATATGCGGCGAAAAATGGTGTTACCATCAGCAGCAAAAAAATAGCTTTTGGCATAAATTCTAACCGCACTCATAATATCAATAATCGTGTTGCCACCTGGAGCCATGAATAACTGCTTAGATCCGTTTGGGACGGACAGATTGATAGCTCCGGAGGGCATA